GGCATGCTACCTATTGGTTCTGGGAATTTGAAGTTGAAAGAGAAGACGTTTTTCGTAAAGGAACAGATCCAGTGGCGTTGTTACTCGACGACTTAGACAGCGTTCCTGTAATAGACGGGCTAAATAACTCAGTGATCATTGATCCTTCTGTTTTTATCACCCGAGGTAAAAATCAGAATATTTGGATCAAAGAAGTATAAATATTATTTTAAGGCACAGTTGTAAGGCATATTATTAGGCACATGTCCGGAGCGGACCTTGACTTAATCAAAGGAGATGCCTTATGGCAACAGTGGCGGAGCGTGTAGGTGTGCTTGAGACCAAAGTCCAGCACATCGACGAGAAAATTGACGGAATCAAAGTGGATGTCAAAGACATGCACGATTGTTTAGACAGAACCAGAGACGATCTCAAACAAACATTGGCTGAGATGAGATCTGAAGCTACAACTCAACACAATGAGTTGGCCGGCAAGATACACGAAATAGAAAAATTCAAAAACAAATGGATGTATCTGATCCTAGGTGCAGCAGCAGCGTTGGGATGGGCTGGACATTTTGATATTAGCATCCTAACCAATTTGATGGGACTGTAAAAACTACCCAGTTAAATAAGAGGACTGCAGAGTCCTCTTTTTTTATGGCCAATATCAAGGATAAATTTAACAAGGTAGTAGAATCTACCCATAAAAAACTTATGGGCAACGGGCAGATTCTGCCTGTTAAAACCGACGCTGGTATATTAGTAGGATCTGTATTAATAGTCAGCCAGGGCACGGTAAAACATCTGTACGAAAATAACCAATTGATTTTTAGCAACATAAGTCTTAATATCGTTGCAATAAAAATGGCCAACCTCATAAGTCTAAAACAAAGTTGGAGTGTAATTAACGAACTGTATAGATTAGATCAAGTCTACGGCAATAACTATGTTGAGATGATGCATTTTAAATCGCACTATGATAAATCGCTGGCTAAGAAGGATCTAGATAAAGCAGAAATATTCTGGGCGAGATATCAAGAAACTAAAGATCGAGCTCTATCCGCTAAGAAAAAAGCCGAAAGATTGTGTTAGATTAGTATAAATACTTCATTAGGGTAGGATCTTATGAAAACTTCAGATATCTTTAGATTAAACAGAACAGCCAAGCGCCTTAACGAAGGTTTAGAAAAGACTTTTGGAAAAAAGTTGAACCTAGAATCTTTTACATTGATACAGTTAGAAGATGCTAGAAACAGACTGCGCACACAACTTAGTCAAACTAGAACATCTTCGGGATTCAACGAAAATCTAGAAGACGAAACCTACACTAGAGCACAGTGGATGCTTGATGCGATCAATGCCGAGATAGCTGAAAGAACAGAATTTGCTGTCAAGACAGATGAAATAGAATCTGTAGAACAAATAGAAGTAGAATCATTAATAAACTCAGAGGAAGAAGAAATGAAATCAGTAACAGAAGGCGAGGTACAACAAGCCTCAGCTATAGTCACTGCTAAAACTATGGTGGATAGAGTAGGACGTTGGATTGAAGAATTAGCAGGCATGGAAAACGAAACACTGTTACAGTTAGGTGATTCTATACGTGACGAAATGGGCCAGGAACAGGCCAAAGCATTTATCAGTCAAGTTGCTCCTGCCATACAGTCTGCATTAGAAAATCTAAAATCAACCAGAGAAACTATCAGCAACGGAGTACAGGCATTGGCCACAGGACAACAACCTATGGACATGCTGGGAGCCGAGCCAGAGGCTCCAGAAGGTGACGAAATGGGCATGGCAGAACCCGATGCGATGAATCCTGCAGATGAGCTACCGGCCGATGATTTCGCTGCTGCAGAACCAGCAGCCGGTCCAGATGAAGCTGGTAGAGAAAAAAGAGAAAGTATTAACTTCGGTAATCGCCTTTTGAAAGTGCTATCAGAATGAAAATTTTTGAGATATTATCCGAGCAAGGCGAGCTCAGTGTCGAAAAGGACGACGATAAAGAAACAGTCTTGGTAGACAAAACCAAGGGTACCAAAACTGTTATCGACAAAAAGAATCCTAATTCCCCTAAGCTGAGCCAAGATCCAAAAGGAGAACTATCTCTACAGATGGATCCGAAAAAGGCCGGAGAGAAGAAACTACCAATACCAACCGGTACCAAGGTCAAGGTAGCTCAGTAATGAGATTTTTTGAATTCTCGGATCCTGGTGTCGATAAATTTATTGCTATATTGAAAAATTATATCGGCAGAGCTTCTAGCAAAAAAGCACCAGCGAAACTGAATTGGGCAGGTTTGAACAGAGTGTTAGATGCCAGTGGATTTGAGCTGGCAGCTGACTACGAAACATTTAAAGCTATGTATGACTCTACTCCAGCTATACAAGCCATTGTTAAGAATTTCAACGCCGATGGAATAGAATTAAATGTTCCAGGAGCACCTGACGAAGCACCCAAAGGTGATGGCACCAAGGGACCAGAAGACAGCCAGGCCGCAGTAGACAAAATGGCTGCTTCTGCTGCTCCGCAACAATTAGCCGCCCAGGCTTGACATTGATCTAAAAATCTTGTAATATATACAAGATGACTAATGTTTATACTCCGCCGCCTTACATACAAAAGTTTGAATATAAAAACTGCCAACAGATAACTGATCCTGTTACAAGGAAACGAGTTTATCTAACACCAGACGGCGAAAATCTTCCATCGGTAACTACTATATTAAGTGCTACCAAAGATATGACCCACTTAAACGAGTGGAAAAAGCGTGTGGGAGAAGAAAAAGCTAAACAAATAACTACAGAAGCTTCGGGTGTAGGAACAGCTATGCATGCTAATCTTGAAAGATTTATCTGCGGATTGCAAAGGCAACCAGGCAACAATCCAGTGCATGTGCAAGCAAACGCTATGGCAGACGAAATAATCAAGAACGGTCTGTCAGATGTCAATGAAGTCTGGGCCATGGAGCAAAGTTTATATTTTCCCGGACTATTCTCCGGAACCACAGATCTTGTAGCTGTATATAAAGGAAATCCTTCTGTTTGTGACTATAAACAAACAAACCGCCCTAAAAAAGAAGAATGGGTTGAAGATTACAAAATGCAGCTGGTCGCGTATATCATGGCTCACAACGAAGTCTACGGAACCGATATAAAAGAAGGTCATGTGTTTATGTGTTCTAGAGCATGTGAATATCAGCAATTTGACCTATGGCCTAAAGACTTTTCAGAATACCAGGACAAGTGGCTTCTTAAAGTAGAAGAATACTACAACTCATTAAGATAAATACCCGAATAAGGATGAATATCTTATGGCCGTTGTCCAAATAAGTCGCATACAGGTCCGTCGAGGACAGAAAAACTCTGGAATAGGAGTTCCTCAATTAAGCTCTGCTGAATTTGCTTGGGCAGTAGACACTCAAGAACTGTTCATAGGCAACGGATCGCTTACAGAAGGTGCACCGTATGTCGGTAATACAAAAATATTGACCGAACACGATAACCTAATTGAATTAGCTTCTGCGTACGAATTCGCTAAGCCTGATCTATCTATTGTAGGTACTGTTCCTAGATCGCTACAAGGTAAGCTAGACGAAATCGAAGTAAGTGTATTAGATTTCGGCGCCACTCCAGACGGCAGTACAGATTGCACAGATGCATTTGAAACTGCCTGCAATCAGTTGTTTAGAAGCACCGATCACAGATATAGAAAAAAATTAAAAGTTCCTAATGGAACATATCTATTCACAAGGAATCTTAGGATACCAGCCAACACTATCATCGAAGGCGAGAATCAAGACAAGACTGTGTTAGATATAAACAACTTTTCCATAGTTTTTATTTCTGAAACAGGAACCGAACAAGGCAGTTTTACCAGCGGTGACAGACCAGAAAACGTAGAAATAAGAAATGTTACCGTAAGTCATAACACAGGACAGACTGACTTGACAGGCTGCGTGAATTTTAAATTCACAGACGTAAAATGGGTTGGTAATTATGAATTAGGCGATGTGGTTTTTGTCGCCGAAAATGCCAATGCCGTTTATAACATTCCTATCGTATCTGCTGGTGGTAATATTGTTGTATCCGGTAGTGGAGTATCCACAACCATCACACAATCCTTCGCAGTCACTTATGTGGCCACATTAGGACAGCTAGTAGGATTGCTCAACAGTGATCCTACATTTGTTACATTGTTCAGCGCTTCAGTGGCCGGCACATCTTTAAAGATAACAGCCAATAGCAGTTCAGCAGCGTCTAGTCTGATCACTGCCAACATCAATGTGGTTTCGCAGGCAGATGGTTTATCTGCTCCTGCATCTGTGTCGCCTATCCTGCAAGAATACAGCGACGGATCTGACGATGCTAGGTCGTCGGTATTTTGGTCTAATGATTTATTTGGTACCAGGACCACTGATATTAAATTCCATGGTTGCGATTTCGAAAACACTCCTATAGCTATCGAATGTCAGCAAAGCACTGCATTCGATACTGAAGTTACGTTTGACGATTGTAAATTCTTTATTTGCGACACTGGTGTATATGTAGGCGGTGTGCAAGGACAAGAACATTTTTGGAATATCAGAGACACAGTTTTCGAACAGATAGCAAACCAGGCCATCAATTCTATTATCGGCAAGGGTATGAAGGTCCTAAGATGCAAATTTAAAAATTGCGGTAACGGCACCGGCAGTTCGTCTAATCCAGTCGCACCGATCGTGAGTTTTGGAAATTACTTCGATAATGTTCTAGTAGATTGCACCAGCAACAGACACCAAGAGTCTTCCATAGTATCGTTGACCACTATCGAAGGTATCATTGAAGTTGACAACGCAGCACATTCTAGTTTCTTAGACAGAAACTATTCAGAAATTTATCTAAGCGATAGCCCAAGACCTTTGAGCATATTTTCATCAGCTAATCAAGTTATTAGACTAGAATATACTTTAAGTTTAAACACACATGTTAGGGTAGGAACTCTGACAATGACTGTGAACACTGATGCTACTAGTGTTACCATTTCAGACAATTACACATATTCTTCAGGGGGAACAACTATGACAGATTTTCAATTCAGTGCAGATTTGTTAGATAACGACAGCGACAGTGTTGTTGATACAGTACTCCTAAAATATGTGAATCCTGTAGGCAACGCAGCCGCTGGCTTTATCTCTTATAGCCTTGGCTACGCTCTTTGATACCTATGGTATCGATAGACTAGCGGAATGGAAAAGATTTCGAAACCTTATACAGCATAGTGTCAACCCGTTAGATGACTGTGTTCTTTATTGGTCCAAAGCTCCTTTCGTAAGTCCGTATATCGATCCATTCGAGCCAGAAAAGTGGCCTGACCCCTGGAAATTGATACTCGATGGGAAGTATGATAATCTTGCAATCGCCTTGGGGATGCTGTATACTCTTCAATTAACTCAGCGGTTTATGGAGTCGGTTTTCGAGATACATATGTCTATTAACCCTTTCGATAAAGAACATATTTTTCCGTTGGTAATAGATCATCAGTGGGTGCTCAACGCCGATTACGGTGCCGTAGCTAGGGCCGATGTTCTTGAAAAGATAGGGACAAATAAGATTTTCCCCAAGGAACCTAGAGCAATAAATATCCTTGCATTTAAGAAAGACAATAGAGAGAATCGATGATAAGCGTAACTAAAAGGAATGGAGCCAAAGAGTCTTTGACCATAGAGAAATGGCAAGCTCAGGTAGCTAAGGTATGTAAAGGAATTGCCGACGTCAGTCAGAGCATGATAGAAATCAAAGCACAACCTCACTTTTATGATGGTATTACTACTAGAGAGATTGACGAGATTACTCTTAGAGCAATCGTTGATCTCATCGACGTCGAAAATAATCCAGATGTAGGAAATACCAATTATCAATATGTTGCTGGAAAGCAGCGTCTCAGTATGTTGCGTAAAGATGTCTATGGTAGCTACGAACCGGGTAAACTATTTGATATAGTTAAAAAGAATGTGGAAACAGGATTGTACACTCCTGAATTACTCGAATGGTATTCGGAAGATGATTGGAATAAAATGGACGACATGATCGATCATGCCAAGGACGAAGAATACAGCTATGCAGCCATCGAACAGTTAATTGAAAAGTATCTTGTTAAAAATCGTAGTACAAAGGAAATCTATGAAACTCCCCAAGTCAGATATATGGTCGCAGCGGCTACGGTCTTTCATAAAGAAGAACCTAACGCAGCAAGAATGCGATACATCAAAGAATACTACAACGCCGCTAGTGATGGACTTTTTACCTTGGCTACACCTGTCCTTGCTGGCCTCGGTACTCCTACCAAGCAGTTTAGCAGTTGTGTGCTTATTCGCTCTGATGACGACCTGGATAGCATATTTGCTTCCGGAGAAATGATGGCAAAGTATGCTAGCAAACGTGCTGGCATCGGCCTGGAGGTTGGACGTCTCCGCCCACTAGGTTCTCCCATCAGAGGAGGAGAGATCATGCACACCGGCATGATACCATTCCTAAAGAAATGGTTCGGTGATTTACGCTCTTGTTCACAAGGAGGTATTAGAAATGCGTCAGCTACTGTGTTTTATCCGATATGGCATCATCAGTTTGACGACCTTATTGTACTCAAAAACAACCAAGGTACAGAAGAAACCCGTGTAAGGCACATGGATTATGGTGTAGTACTCAGTGCATTCTTTTGGCGTCGATTTAAAAATAAAGAAAACATTACTTTCTTTGATCCCAATGAAGTACCGGATCTGTACGAAGCATTTTACAAAGATACAGAGCTGTTCGAAGAACTTTACGTTAAATACGAAAAGCGTCCTGGACTTAGAAAAAAGACCATGACCGCAGAGGAAGTTTTTAAAAGCGGAATACTAAAGGAGAGAACTGATACTGGTCGCATCTATCTAGTGTTCATCGACAATGTCATGAATCAAGGACCGTTTGATCCAGAATATCATACGATCTATCAGTCAAATCTATGCTGTGAAATCTTACTTCCTACACGCCCATTCAAAAGACTCGACGATCCGGAAGGCAGAATTGCTCTTTGCACCCTTGGGTCCATTAACTGGGGTGCCTGCCGCAATCCTGAGGACATGCGCCGTGCTTGTCGTATACTTCAGCGTAGCCTGTGCAATATACTTGATTATCAAGATTTCTTAAGCATACAAAGCAAACTTAGCAACGATGAGATCCAGCCATTAGGTATTGGCGTTACTAATTTAGCCTATTGGCATGCCAAGCGCGGACTCAAATACGGAGAGAAAGATGCTTTGGCTGAAGTCAAAACATGGATCGAACATCAGGCATATTATCTCACTGAGGCCACTGTGGAGTTAGCCAAGGAGAGAGGCAGGTGTAAAGACAGTGATCGCACTTTCTATGGTCAAGGTATTTTTCCTTGGGAAAGAAGATCGAAGGGAGTTGATGAACTGACCAGCTTCAAACCAGAATTAGATTGGGAATCATTGAGAAAGGAAATGAAAGAACATGGAGTTAGGAACGCAACTCTTATGGCTATCGCTCCGGTGGAGTCTAGTTCTGTCGTTATTAATTCTACTAATGGCATAGAGCTTCCGATGAGTTTGATATCGACCAAAGAATCAAAAGCTGGTTCATTTACACAAGTAGTCCCTGATTATCAAAAATTAAAAAACAAATATCAATTGATGTGGGAGCAGACTGATTGTGTTGGTTATCTTAAAACTGCGGCTGTATTAGCTGCTTACGTAGATCAAAGTATATCTACCAATACTTTTTATAATCCTGCACACTTTTCAGGCGGCAAGGTACCAACTACATTGATCGCTAAAAACCTTATGCAGGCACACAAATGGGGCATCAAAACATTTTATTACAGTCTAATCAATAAGGCAGGCGCCAAAGAATCACATGACAGTGAGGAGACAAAGAAAGAGCATGTTAACGGCTTTCATGTCAACGGTTTTAGTAAGCCTGTGATCGTAGAAAACTTTGAAGAAGATTGTGAGGCCTGCAAGCTATGAAAGATCCACAAGTTACTGAATTAGTATCGACCTTAGGTCACAAGGTCGCTGAGCTCAATACATTATTGACTATGTTGCATGAAAAGCGTGTTCATGTTATTCTCTCTCAAGATCCCTCTTCTACGAACCCACCCAAGTTTTTAATTTCTAAAGTCACACAATATATCGATTACATGGAGAAACAATGAGCAAAGATCAATACAATCTAAAAACTAAAACGGATTATTTAAACCGTAAGATGTTTTTAGATTCTGCTGGCCCTGTCACCATACAAAGGTTCGAAGAAGTAAAATATCCTAAGTTGCAAAAAATCGAACAGACTGCTAGAGGTTTCTTTTGGGTGCCAGAAGAAATCAGTCTAACCAAAGACGCCAACGATTTCAAAGATTCGAGTGATGCAGTTAAGCATATCTTTACTAGCAATCTGCTGAGGCAGACGGCTTTAGATAGCCTGCAAGGTCGCGGTCCTGCACAGGTATTCACCCCAGTGGTCAGCCTCCCTGAGTTGGAAGCATTAATGTATAATTGGAGTTTCTTTGAGACCAACATTCATAGTCGCAGCTATAGCCACATTATCCGTAACATTTATAATGTTCCTAAAGAAGTTTTTAATACTATTCATGATACTCAAGAAATTGTGGATATGGCTTCAAGTGTGGGGGAATATTACGACCGCCTACACATTATTAACTGCCGTAAAGAGATGGGTGAACAAGTTTCGGAAGAAGAACATGTAAAGGCTATTTGGTTAGCCCTTAATGCTTCATATGCTTTAGAAGCTTTTCGTTTCATGGTATCATTTGCTACGAGCCTGGCAATGGTAGAGAATAAGATCTTTATCGGTAACGGTAATATTATCAGCCTAATTCTACAAGACGAAGTCCTACATAAAGAATGGACTGCTTGGATAATCAATCAAGTTGCCAAAGAAGATCCTCGATTTGCCAAAGCCAAAGATGAGTGCGAGCAGGAAGTATATGCTCTGTATATGGATGTGATCCGTGAAGAAAAACAATGGGCCGATTATCTGTTTAAGAAAGGTCCTGTGATTGGGCTTAACGCAAACATCTTAAAAGATTTTGTTGATTACACAGCTGGTGTTGCTTTGAAAGATATTGGTATTAAATACAATCAAGCATATCCTAAAACGACACCAATTCCTTGGTTCAATAAGCATTCAGACACAAGTAAAAAGCAGACAGCTTTACAGGAAAACGAATCAACAAACTACGTGATTGGCGCTATGGGAGATGACTTAGATTACGAGGCGTTACCCAATGTTTAAAGCTCAATTTAAGACTAATAGTCCTTATGAAAAATGGACCACTCTGGGTTCATATGGTACTGAAAACCAAGCTATTTCTGCGGCCTTGCAGAAAAAGAACAAAGGTGCTATATTAGTACGAGTTATAGATAAAAATGGAGGCACAGTTTTTTCATCATGAACAAAGTAATCATCCCCTTTATATTGTTATGTTTTTTATATCCGGTGGCCGGTGTTGCCGCAGAAGATCATGCCAAGGTTATTAGATCTGTACCTCGCTACGCAACCGTTTATCATCAACACTGCCGAACCGAGCAGGTTGCCACTGATAACAGCGGAGTCGGTACTGTCATTGGCGGGGTAGCAGGTGGTATACTGGGTAACCAAGTCGGTGGCGGATCAGGAAAAGATGTAGCCACAGTACTAGGTGCGGTTGTAGGTGCTAGCGTAGGAAATCGAATCGGCCAGGATCAGGTCAACGTAGAGAATCGCAATATATGTCAGCAGATTCCTACTAGCGTTCAAGTCGGAGAAGTTGTTACTTTCTTATACAAAGGTAAAACCTTTTCTGTCAACATTAATTATTGAGAAAGGTCACACATAGAATGAAAGCAGTAGTTTGGAGTAAGTATCACTGTACGTTTTGCGATCAAGCGTTAGCCCTACTAAAAAGCAAAGATTTTGAAATCGAAGAGAGAAAAATCGGTGATGGGTATAGTAGAGAAGAATTGTTAGAAGCAGTGCCAACCGCTAGGTCAGTCCCTCAGATTTTCATCGGAGAAAAATACATAGGCGGCTTTGACGATCTAAAAAAATATTTAGAACACAATGTCAGCAATTACGGAGATGGGAGTTTTAGCAATGTTGATTGATAAAGGCGTCACACCAGGCGAAGTCGTTAGTTTAAAATTAACATCCGGCGAAGAGCTCGTGGCCAAATTAGTAGAAGAAACAACAGAATATTTTAAGTTGTCGAAGCCATTGGTGCTCAGCATGTCTGCCCAAGGTATCGGCATGATGCCTTATCTGTTCACAGTAAATCCCGACAAAGATATCAAGTTAATGAAAGTCACAGTGACAGTGATAGAATCGACAGACAAGCAGTTTGCTGATCAGTACCTATCAGGTACCACAGGAATTAAATTGAGTTAATGCCAGTATCGAAACCCAATCATAGATTAACAGATAACTGCACCGGACACGGATGTTACCCGCCAAGACCATTAGCGGCTGCGAGTCCTAATGTATTCACAAATAATTTAGCTCAAGGCAGAAGGACAGATCCGTACGAGGATCATTGTTGTGGACCCCCCTGTCATGGTGGAGTTATTTCCAAGGGTAGCGGAACAGTTTTTACAAACAATCTAGACACCGCAAGACAGGGAGACCCTGTAGATTGCGGAAGCCGTTGCGACGAACATAGTCCTAATGTATTTTCGGGGGATTAAACATGGCCGAAACCGATCGCAATTATGGAGAGGAATATAAGATTTCTATCTCCGAAGAAGTAAATGTAATTGATCAATATAAACAAGGAACTGTAGAATATTCATCGGGCGGTAATCGAGGAGAGTTTCCTTATCGAAGTGTGATCAGAGGAGACTTTGAAAGCAAATATTGCGGGACAGTTTCCTGGGCAGCACTACAAAAATTCAAAACTCATCTTCTAGATAAGGTGCTTAGTTATAAGGGAAAAAAGCTACCAGAAGTGCTTTGGAAAAAGGCTTTAGACAATTATATCTATAATAGATTGATCGAAATAGAAGCTGAAAAAACTCGATATACATATCAAACTACATCTTTTTATCCTTACGTCGATCACAGATTTTTTACCGTAGGCAACCTATCGGGATTTTCCTACAACTACAGAACCGATGTTGACCAGGTTTTTGATCAACCTATATCTATAAGAAGACAAAAAAGATTAAGTTTCGTAGAAGAGATAATAGATAGTGTCTGTTGGAAATACGTAGGTAAAGATGGTGTCGATAAAAGGAATCCTTTCGATTTAGATTGGAAAAGAGATCCGTTGTGGACAGTGCCCGACCCTACAGTTGCCAAAGAAACTATCACGATAACTGAATCCAGCGGTGTTACAAATCGTTTCTATGTTCCTGGGGACTCAGGAGTACTTGCAGGCAAAGTGATAGAATTTCCATCAGGAGTAATAGGTGGAGTTAATTCAAATGACGTTTATTATATTAAGAATGTCTATGTAGAAACAATACCCGATCCGGGGGATCCTACACAAACAATCGTTTTATATAAAGAGTTTACGATTTCGGATTGTTTAGGAGGTCCAGCAGTTCAGCTAACGACTGAAACTAAATCAGTGAATGCTCTTATTTCGATCTTAGAAACATCACCGATTATTCCTAATATCTATACGTTCGATAGATTGGGTGAATCAGATGAATTTAGTCTTTATTTTCCAGAATACCAAAATACCTTTACTTCGAATACCGTAAACAACAGAATTGAGTTAGATGGTCTCGGTAATCCAATTACAGTGTATGTTTCAACTTCCTATACAGGAAACGAATACTCAGACATTGGATTACTAAATGACATGGCTCAGCACATACAACAACTTGCTGATCTTAAGTATGACTACAGCAATTTAGACGAGATTCTCACTAAGGAATGGTTGTATCTTAAACTATCGACACCGAACATCGAAGAACTAGGCACGAATGAAGTTATGAGCACTCAGCCGTATTACAACGAAGTTTATATAGATCATAAACTAGCAGATGTTTATCTGTTATTTGTTTTAGAAGACAATCCACCATTGCCTGCCGACGACAGCGGTTATTGTGATCCTGATTTCATAGTCAGGGACAAATGGAAGACCAGAGAACCCGGCAAGGGACTATTTTCGGTAGACGGTGTTGATCTAGAAAAAATTAGACCCCAAGCGTTTGAATATCAATATCGAGATAAAACGCTGATATATAATCGTTCTAATTTTCCTAAGTTACACGGACCAGATGATCCAAAGCTAGTAGCAGGTGAAGAATACGAATTCTCTACAGTCGGCGGACAACCCAATAACGAAGTTATCAGTAAATTTAAATTTACACCAATGCGTCTGAGGTTGAAATGCGAAAAGCCCATACGAGATGAGTTTGTATTCTTTATAGACAGCACAGCCTACGATACCGAATCTAAAATCGCAGAGATAAGAGAAAAAGTTATTCCTGTGGTTTTAGACCGGCGATTAACCTATTATGATAACAATCCAGGAACTGGTAATAGAGTCATAGTCGATTACAATGTTAATGTAACCAAAGAATTTCCCTGGATGGCTGATCTGCTGTAAATAAAGACAGAGGATGCCAAAATGGATAATGCAACAAAGTTACAAAATTTATTAGACGCTATAGATGAAGTAGAAACGTTTCCGGATGGGTCGGTAAGAATCAAGTGGTGCAACAACGTGTATCACGAATATCCCGGGCATGTTCTGACAGTGGCAGACGGTAGCGTAGTCTTAAAAGGCCATCAGGTTCATTTCAATCCGGAACTTAATGCTTCTATTAAATCTATAGAGTTCAACGACATTCAACAATCCTTAGATCAAGCTGTGGCTGAAACTGCTGCCAAAATACAGAAAGAAAAAACAGGGTGTGTATTATGAGAAACGTTTTATGGAAAATCCTAGGTTTCGGTAGCCTTGGTATGGCATATATAGGAATCGTTACTCCTGGAATTCCGTGGAGTATTTTCGTGGTATTTTCTGCATACTGTTTTGCCAAAAGCAGTCCCAAGATGCATGCATGGATTTACGGCCATCCTAAGTTTGGACCTTTCCTCACTAACTGGACTGAAAAGAGAGTATTTCCTCAGAAATTCAAGTATCTAATGATTCTCACTATGGCCAGCACTGTAGCATTTTTATATTTTACCGCACCTATCAAAGCAGTTCTTTGGAGCGGAGGATTTATGACTTTGGTAGCAGTATGGGCATGGAAATATCCGGGCTCGATAGAAGAATGGCAGCGCAGAAAGGACAACGGTGAAAAGATAGCATGGATCAGGTAGACTTAGATTTTTTAGTAGAAATAGCGCAAGAAGTAGAAATTTGTGACCCCATGGATTGGGATCGTCTTAGTATGGGCAAGGAACAGGCATATAAAATGGTAGCTGCATCTATATCAGAGATGTTTGATAAACCAGAATATAATTATGATGACAAAGTAATCATCTTATCCACTATGACAAAATTAGTAGTAGAGAATATGCTGCTTAATTTAAAAATATTGACAATGTCTCAAGAAGAGGGTAAATAAATTTATTGCTGTATGAAGTTAAAGGAAACATGTTTCGGACCCGGGTTCGACTCCCGGCACCTCCACCAAGATTTTTATGAGTAACGACGTATTATTGCTTGTTTTTATGATAATTCTTGTAGGCAGTTTTATAATTGCCTATGTCTTTAGAGACAAGAGTAAAGATGAAATCAGGCAACAAGGATTTATTAACAGCATAACAGGTGGTCCTTTAGACATTGAAAAAAAGGACGACAAGACAAAAGAATAATTGGGGGTGTACTTGGCTTCGACGGGGCAAAGAGTACAGAGATGGACAGCAGGGTAGGCGATGACCCTAAATCAAGCAAAACTATAAATGCAAATGATGATGCATTTGACTTTAGAGCACTGAGCTTCACTGGTAACACTGTTGCCAATGACAGCAGATTTGCTTTAGCTGCCTAAGAAACAGCTGAGTCCGGGGCAGGAAAGGCCTTGTTACCCAACTAACCAGAAGTGGCTCTTTGAGCCACTTTTTTTTGACTTCTCGTCGAGATTTGTTATATACTTGTCCTGTACAAACATTGTTTAATTTGTTTTACCTATTAACCTAATAGGAACAAAATATAAAAAATCTATTAAAAACAGTAGATCTATAGATTAAATAAATGTACAATTAGTTTTCAACACACACAAAGGAGAAAATAATGAAAACCGTAGGTGATAAGCTCGAACCGTTCGTAGTTACCGGAGTCCGTCCCGGACAGCCTTCAGATGCTTTTTTTGATGTTACTGAAAAGTCTTTTGAAGGCAAGTGGAAAGTTATCGTATATTATCCGAAAGACTTTACTTTCGTATGCCCAACTGAAATCGTTGCATATGATAAGCTAGCCAGCGATTTTGCCGACCGCGACGCTGTATTATTAACTGGTAGCACTGACAACGAGTTTTGTAAAGTAGCATGGCAAAATGCCCACGAGGACCTAAAGAAGGTAACTCACACACAATTCGCTGACACTCAAAGAGGCGAACTTAGTCTAATTGAGCAATTGGGTGTATTTTACGCCCCAGCAGGCGCTGCACTCCGTGCCACATTCATCGTTGACCCAGAGAACGTTATCCAGCACGTTACTGTAAACAACCTGGACGTCGGCCGCAGCCCAGAAGAAACTCTGCGTGTTCTTGATGCGCTACAGACTGGCGAACTCTGTGCCTGCAACCGCACTGTAGGCGGCGAAACTCTTAAGGTCTAAGGAGAACGCGATGACACAGTGGGTAGAAACAATCAAGGAAGCATTGCCTGATTACGCTAAAGATGCCAAGTTAAACATCGATGGAGTCATGAAGCGTAGCAGCTTACCGGTGGCTGAGGCCGAAGGTTGTGCTTTGGCTGCGGCTATGGCAACAGGCAATGGAAAGTTAGTATCTGTAATCCTTTCTTCTATGGAAGATGCTGTAGAAAGAGATGCAGCTATGACAGCAGCGAGTCTGATGGCTCAAAACAATGTTTGGTATCCCTACGTAGAAATGGTAGGCGGTGCATTAGATGGTATTCCTCCACAATTAAGAATGAATGCTATCGCTACCCACGGTGGCACCACCAAAGCTCGTTTTGAAGCTTATAGCCTAGCATCTAGCATAGTAGGCAAGTGCCATTTTTGTGTTAAAGCTCATTTCGATACACTAAAACAAGAAGGTTATAGTGTAGACCAATTGAGAGATATCGGAAGAATCGCTTCGGTTATCAATTCTGTAGCTAAAGTCCTAAACAGTTGACAAATACCAAAAGTTCTCATACAATTAGTACTGTATGAGAACTTTTTGGAGATGTTATGTCGATGCATTTAGTTGGACCATGGCTGACCACAACCAGCTATCGTAAAAACAAAACCAAACTTACAAAAAGAAAGCAAGAAGAATTGCAATTAGAATGGCAGGCTCACAACCGTAAACTGAAATCAGCCGGTATTAGAAAACTGTCATTTGACGAATATCTAGAATGGGTATTCGGTAACGGTAAGTATCAAAAGCAAGAATTCAAACCTCTTGTATCCCAACCAAGGTACATCCGAACCACTCCCAATTATCCTAGCCTCATGACCATGGGTGGTCCGGATTCTTGTGCTAAAAAGGAACCTCAGAAGTATACTGGTACTCTTGTCAAGGGTATTGCAACCATGCACAAGAGTAATGCTGTTCCGGTTATTGACGAAGAGCAGATGAAGGAAATCAGTCGCATGAGGCGTGGGTAATGAGTGAGCGAATTTTTGTATTCACTGAAAGCAAACGAAGTGCAGGAAACTCATTTCGCGGTGCTGCTAGTCCACGCAAGTATGCTATTCGTGAAAGCGAAATCAAATTGGTTCGCACACAAGTAGGCACTGTTAGCCTAGTAGTCAATGATCTTGATGTTGTGGGTGATTTTGATGAGTTGGTTGCATTGCTCGGTGAGAGGGTAGATATCAAATGAACAAACGAATTAAAGAACTTGCTGAACAGGATGTAGAAATTTCCAAAATGCGACGATAATCAGTGTGAATATCGGGTGAAAATGGATTTTTTTGGTATATAATAAACGGTTTCCTGTAGTGTAAGGTGGCACAAAACCACACCAAATGAAAGGAGAATTTATGGGTAATTTTTCAATCCGCCTGTCGTCTTTGTTAACAGGCTTTTTAGTTTTCATTACTGTAGCCAATTTCGTATTCCTATTCAAATATAACACGCCTAAAGATAACGATTACATCCAGACTATGACTGTGGCTCAATTAAAAAAAGAGCTTGACTGTATGACCATCAATATCTACAGAGAAGCTGGATACGAACCGATCGAAGGCAGAATTGCGGTAGCGCAAGTGACTATGAATAGGGTAGAACATCCAGACTTTCCTAAAAGTGTCTGCGGTGTAGTATATCAGAAGTCCGCAGTGATGAGCAAAGTGGTATGTCAATTTTCTTGGTACTGCGATTCCGCTCATAGAAATCGTCCGGTCAACCAAAAAGCCTATGACGAAAGCTATGAAGTTGCCAAAAAGGTTATGATCGAAGGGTTTAGGCTTGACGGTCTAAAAGATGCATTATATTATCATGCCGACTATGTCAATCCTCGATGGAGGCTTGAAAGGATAGGTAAAATTGGAACTCATATCTTCTATAAAGAGAAAGGCGGCGATCATGCCAAACTTGCAGGGATCTAACGTGACCGAAAAAGTAAAATCATTTTTTATCGAAAAGTTTTCTAAATTATCAGCTGACACTTTGGGTTGGGTAGCCATACTATTTTTGCATGGAGCGACCTTGCCCGGATTGATAGCGATGATGACTGGACTTACAGATAATCCTCCTCCCGTAGATGTGATCTTAATGGTGTGGAGTGGATTGATCTTGTTGTTCACCAGAGCAGCCATTCAAAAAGACATGTTGAACCTTATCACTATCGGCCTGGGTTTTATGTTACAGGCAGTAATGATGATTTTGATTTTCTTTAAGTGATTGGCAAAATACAGTTTGACATATCAATCAAACTATCGTACTATTAACTTATGAACTTTACACACAGGCAGAAACACATGAATACTCGACCCGTTATCACGATGACTGTAGTTTGTTTGTTGACCGGTTGTTCTTCGATCAATCCGTTCGCAGACAAGGACCCAGTATTAAAGTTAGGACAAAAGATGGAGGCAGTGGTTGAACCAGACAAGGTTCGCGCAGCCAGCGATAAGCCTATCGATCAAGCCACCGCCGCAGTTGTTAAACAAGTTCCAATTTGGTATCTTAAGCCACCGATCCAAGAAGGTTACATCTTCGGCACAGGAACTGCTCGTAGCCGAGATTTGTCAATGGCAAAAGAAAAAGCATTGACAGACGCTCAGGGAAAAATTGCAGAGGCGGTCGGCGGCAAAGTCAGCAAACAGACTAAGATTTTTAGGACCGAAGCCGGTACTAATGTTATAGAGTCTAGTAATTCTTTGACTAAGAAAATCGTAACCAATGTAGACTTTACAGGTACAGAGTTACGTGATGTAGTCATCCGACTAGAAGAGAACGGTTATTATCGTGTATATGCGTTAGTCACTTTGCCATTAGGCGAAACTAATCAAGTATTGAAGCAACAACTTGATGCCACCCTCAGTCGACAGATGTTGACCGGAGAGCGACAAGAGCTACAAGAGCTTGATAACGCAGAACGGCAAAACCTTCAAACACCGGCTCCTAACCGATTACTAGGGGATCAACCTGTTCCTCAACGGTAAAAGTTTAAACTATACTTTATTGGCCCATGGACGGGCCAATAAATATTAATTATGGTTCTAGCACTTCTAACACTATTAACTGGCCTAGCTATCTCGGCTGTGGCCATTTATTATTCTGTGATAGGATTGGCTGCGATATTTTCAGCGGCCTTTTTACCTATCGTGCTCATGGGGGCGATATTAGAAGTTTCTAAATTGGTGTCGGCTTGGTGGTTAAAAGCCAACTGGTATCGCGCTCCTTTTTTATTAAAATCCTATATGCTGGTAGCAGTCGTTGTGCTGATGCTGATCACCAGTATGGGTATATTCGGCTTTCTCAGCAAAGCACACACTGATCAAGCTCTCGTTTCGGGTGATGTTCAATCCCAAGTCTATCTCATAGACGAACAGATAAAAATTGAACGAGAAAATATCTCCAATGCCCAAAGCCTGATCAAACAAATGGATGATGTGGTCACCGGTATCAGCGCCGGGCAAGGCAGAGAGCTTAGAAGTGCCGATGGATCCGTTAGAATAGAGAATCCTGCAGAACGAGCCTTATCTATTAGAAGAAGCCAAGCCAGAGATAGAGCCGCGCTGACCGCACAGATAGAAACTGCTCAAGCTAAAATTTTAGAACTACAACAGAAGAAGGCACCGATTGCTGCCGAGCAGAGGAAAGTCGAGGCCGAAGTTGGTCCGATCAAGTATATTGCTAAATTGATCTACGGCGACAGCGCGGATACTAACCTTTTAGAAAAAGCAGTAACCTGGGTCATCATCACGATCGTTTTTGTATTTGATCCGTTGGCTGTGCTTTTATTATTAGCCAGCCAGATGAGCTTTCAATGGGCTAGAGAAGATCGAGCAAAGCGCAAAGAAGAACAAACCCAAAGTGTTTTACAACCTGTCGAGTCACCGATTCAAGAACCAGAAGAAGTTGTTGAAACAGATCTAGTCGAAGAATGTAATCAAAAAATCGCAGAAATAGATAAAGAGCAGGATCTAGATCTTCTAGAAGAAGAACTGAAAAATTCCGTTCTTGCCGAACCGACGTCAACCGAAACGATCGACCCAGAACCTGTAGAGGATCTTAAAAGAGACGATGATGAAGTTATATTAGAAGAAGAACAATCAAGATCTATTAAAACTGCTATGTCATCATGGAAAGCCGATCATCCAAACGACAGTTTGAAGCATCAACGAGACCTGCTGAAAAAAGGACTAATTAAAGTTCTTCCATGGGAGTCTGATCAATATCTAAGACCTCAAGCGGACTTTCAAGATGAAGCAGCCGAAGAAGCTGTAAGATGGGCACAAGAGCAAATTGAAAAACAAGAAGAAACCAAAAAAAAAGATACAGTGACTTGGATGGAGAGACAGGGTCAAGATCAGATCAAGAAGTCTCTGGAGAAGTGATATATAAACAGAATGAAGAACAAAATCATTCTACACTTTGGAAAAGATTAAAATCCAAGAAAGATGACAAATAGAGTAACACTGGTAACTCCCCCAGATGATGTGAGTTTTGATGCTGTTAGGATTTTGTTGGCGGATCTAACTACAGAACATACCAATTTAATATCTTCATTAGTTACCAAATCTAACTCAATCACTCCTATAGTTTTTTATATATGGAAGCCATCACAATCTATAGAATGGTTGCTAGATAAAAAACATAAATCCAAAATCATAATTATGAATGCCGAATCTGAACATCAATCGATCGTGGCATATTTGTCAGCTTTTACCAAAACGCACTATTTTGGTAATTTAAAAGATTTAAATCTTGCAAATAATAATATAATACAGACAGTTGAAGACCTGGAGAAAATTTTTACCTTAATGGAATAAACTATGAAAGATAATCAAAACAAGATCAATGGCCGATGCGTAAATGTAAGAGAGAATGAAAACATTAATCAAGCGTTGAAACGATTCAAAAAGAAAGTAGAAGACAGTGGCGTTCTAGAAGTTCTCCGCCAAAAGGAACAATACGAAACACCGAGCATGGAAAGAAAGCGAGCTAGGGCAGCTGCCAAAGCAAGATGGCAAAAGAAGGTTCGGGAAAGTTTATTGCCACCAAAATACTTTTAAACACTTTTAATTACCCAATTAAGATAGTATAATAATATCATGAATACTGATATCATGATAGATTTAGAGACCCTTGACGTACTGCCTACTGCTACAGTATTAACTATTGGAGCGGTTAAATTCGATCCGTTTGGAGACGAATTATCACGAGCTACCTGCCAAAAATTTTACGTTAAAGTTGATATAGACAGTTGTGATCGTATAGGCTGCACCGTTAGTCAGAGCACTATAGATTGGTGGGGGCAACAAAGTGCAGAAGCACAACAAGAAGCATTTGATCCAGACGGCAGAATCGATATCACTAAAGCATTAGACGATCTATATAAATTCTGCTGGGGTGCCAAACGTGTTTGGAGCCATGGCGCTAGTTTTGATATCGTGATCTGCGAGAATTTATTTCAAAGAATACAAAAAAAATGTCCCTGGGACTTTTGGCAGGTTAGAGATACTCGGACGATATTTGATATCGGTATCGATCCAAAAAGACCGCCAGTACTGAAACATCATGCATTAGAAGATGCCTGGAATCAAGCAGTGGGCGTTCAAAACGTTTTCCGTACGCTAAGAACAGCCAGTAGCGTTAACGGTAAATTTTTTACTCCGTTAGGTAATCAACGATGAGAATTGAAGAAGATATCAAATTAGATTTTAAGGATGTTCTAATTAGACCTAAGCGTAGCACATTATCTAGCCGTAAAGAAGTCGATTTGAATCGTACTTACAAGTTCAAGCATTCAGGATGGGAATGGGCAGGCGTCCCCATCATGGCTGCTAACATGGATGGTGTTGGCACTTCTGCAATGGCTCGTGCGCTATACGAGCATAAGATGTTTACCTGTCTAGTAAAGACACTAGAGCGTGACGAATACTCAAAATTAACTGACAGCATTGGTGGCAATTATTTTGCTGTAAGCACTGGCACTAGCGAACGAGATTTGAATAAGCTAGTTAGCATACTAGAAGATAATCCATCAATTCACTTTATCTGTATTGATGTTGCCAACGGCTACAGTGAACACTTCGGCGATTTCGTTGCTGAAGTTCGCAGACTTTATCCTACACATACTATTATTGCCGGTAACGTTGTTACCGCAGACATGACACAGGAGTTAATTTTACGTGGAGCAGATATCGTTAAAGTCGGTATTGGACCTGGGAGTGTATGTACCACTCGTATCCAGACTGGTG